AGTTTATTGGCAGAGCAATTTGACCAAATAACTGCACGACTTTAATTGATATAGGAGAATTATTATGGCATTTGCCAATTCCAGTATCAGCGACATCATTGCGACCAACATTCAAAGCCGTACTGGTGAGTTAGCTGATAACGTCACAAACAACAACGCCCTTTTGCGCAGACTCAAAGACCGTGGAAATGTGAAGACATTTTCAGGCGGTAATGTGATCTTGCAAGAGATTATGTACACCGACAGCACAACTAATAACACGAATTCTTATTCAGGTTATGAAGTGCTGAACGTCTCACAAAACAGCCCTATCAGTTCTGCTCAGTTCAGCATTACCCAATACGCTGCCGCTGTGTCCATCTCTGGCTTAGAAATGATCCAGAACTCGGGCAAAGAGGCTATTATTGATCTGCTTGACGGACGCATGATGGTTGCCGAGGCACAATTGGCTAACCGCATTGGCGCTGACATCTACACAGATGGCACAGGCAATAGCGGCAAAAACATTACGGGTTTGGGCGCAGCAGTTCCTGATGCACCTACAACTGGTACTTACGGTGGCATTAACCGTGCGAACTACAGCTTCTGGCGTTCAAGCAAGTATTCTGGCGTGACTGATGGCGGTTCTGCTGTTTCGGCTTCAAACATCCAATCTTATATGGATTCTTTGGCTGTTCAGTTGATTCGTGGCACAGACAAGCCTGACTTGATCGTTGCCGATAGTAACTACTACCGTTTGTATTTGCAGTCTATGCAATCCATTCAGCGTGTTACTGATGGTGGCAATTCCACTCAAGGCGCTGGTTTTGCTTCATTGAAATACTATGGCGCTGGCATGGCATCTGATGTTGTGCTTGACGGTGGTATCGGTTCAGCCGCTACTGCAAACCATATGTGGTTCTTAAACACCAAATATTTGATGTTCCGTCCCCACGTTGACCGCAACTTTGTGCCTATTGGTGGTGAGCGTCAAGCCGTCAACCAAGACGCAATTGTTAAGTTGATTGGTTGGGCTGGTAACTTAACTAGCTCAGGCCCACAGTTCTGTGGCGTTCTGATCGCTTAAAGGAGTATGTAATCATGGCATATACAATCACCCCCCTCATTGGTATCGACTTTAATAATACAGTCACTACCAACTTAAACAGCGCTGGCACGGCAGTTCCTACCTTTGGCCCTTTGGGTGCTGAAGTATTTGGCTCTGACGGTAAGATTTATGTATTGGCTCAAGCCAACGCATCTATCCCTGCCTCAACAGCCGTTTGCACTGTCAACGCAACCACATTCTTGGTCACAGCTTCAGGCGGCTCATACAGCTCGCCCGCAGTTGCCCTAGTTAGTGGTGACACTGCATGGTTCTCTAAAGCATCTGTGTAAAAATAAAAGGGGCGGCATAAAAACCGCCTCTTTTTAATTAAGGAACTAATATGGCTATTCCCTCACGAATTCTTGGCGCTGGTAACTCGCCTTTGTCCACAGTCTCTATCGCTGGCGATGGCGCTGTTGGCATTGTGGCATTGGGTTCAACTGCCGCTACTGCAACGCAATTGTCTGCGGTGTTCAACACAATCACAACTTCATCTGCTTCTACGGGCGTTAAATTGCCTCCAACAGAAGCGGGCGCATTGGTTGGTATTCGTAATGATTCGGGTCAAACAATTTCTGTTTACCCTTACAATACAAGCTCAACCATCAATGCAGCAGCTTCATCTGTTACATTGGCAACAGCAAAGAGTATGATTCTTTTTGCTCCAAGCGCAACAACTTGGGCATCCGTCACTTCAGCTTAATCCCCACAGGATAAAAAATGGCACTAGATTCCGATATTGCAAACGCAGATACGCATCTGCACGTTGAGTTTTATACATTTGATAAAGCACCGTACAAAGACACCCCGTTTGTGCGAATTATGGTTCCAGGCGATAAGTACAACATCATCGAACAACCCGTTCGTGATGACCATAAAGAGCGCTTTCCCCGTCAATGGTTGCACTATCAAATGCAAAACTCAGAAGGTGGGCCGATCATTGGCACAACTTTGCAAAATTGGCATCTAGATCGCCCTGAAGAATTTACAGACAGTCAAATGGCTGAACTGCAAATTCTAAAGTTTCAAACTGTTGAGCAAGTTGCTACGGCAAGCGATGCTCAACTACAGCGTGTCGGAATGGGCGCTGTTGGGTTGCGTGAAAAGGCAAGAGCTTATCTGCTAAGACGCAATCAAAGTGAAAGTTCATTTGAATTAGAGCAAACCCGTTCTGAGTTAAAAGAATTGCAAGAGCAAATGAAAGCCTTGTTGTCTGAAAAAACACGAGGCCGCCCTAAAAAAGAGGTCTAAATTATGTCTAGCACTATGCTTCAGTTAGTGCAGCAAGTTACCAATGAATTAGGCGTGACAACACCGACAAGTGTTGCTGGAAATACTAATCAAGACGTTATCCAAATTCTTGCGTTAATGAACGCAAGTGGATACGAATTCTTGCGCAAACACCCTTGGCGAACTCTTACAAAGCAAAAGCAGTTTTACACTGAATATTTAACCACTACAGGCACATGGAGTAGTAGTGGAACAACCATAACAGGTATCCCATCCACAACGGGTTTGGATAGCACCTACATGGTGGTTGGCACGGGGATCGACCAAAACACTTTTATTACAACGGTGGACTCAGGCACATCCGTCACCATAGATAGAAGAACAACCGCTGCGGGAACTAACGCAACCATATACTTTCAGAAGATGAAGTATGCGTTTCCTAGCGACTATGAGGCCATCATCCCAAGGACAATGTGGGATAAAGACAAGCATTGGGAAATGTTAGGCCCTGAAGATGCCCAACAATGGGAGTGGTTATTGTCAGGATACATTGCAACAGGCCCACGGATTCGGTGGCGTTTGTTTAGCAAGTATTTCCAAATATGGCCTGGCTTCTCTAACGCTGAATTCTTGGGTTACGAGTACCGTGCAAATTCTTGGGCAAATAGTGCCGCAGATATTCCCAAAACATCGTTTACGGTTGACACTGATACTTGCATTTATCCTGACCGTTTGATGGTTCTTTGCACCAAGCTCAAATATTTTGAGGCTAAGGGGTTTGACACAACGGCAATGTATCGCAACTATTTGGAAGAAATGGAAGCGGCAATTGCTTTGGATATGTCTGCGGCTAACTTGTCGTTTGCACCAAGGCCAGGAACAATTTTAGTGGGATACGACAATATCCCTGATAGTGGATATGGGGCATCACCGTAATGCCAAAAATTGCCCAAAGGACTGCCGCTAATGTAGCGAGTATTCCAGCGCCCGTTGGCGGTTGGAACGTGCGTGATTCATTGGCAAATATGTCACCAACTGATGCGGTGACGATGAATAATTTTTTTCCAACTGTGTCAAGTGTGAACTTGCGTGGTGGATACAGTAAGTGGTCAACGGGCATTACAGGTCAAGTTGAAACGCTGATGGCGTATGAAACGGGGACTGTAAGCAAATTGTTTGGCATTGCTGATGGCAAAATATACAACTGCACAACCCAAGGCGCTGTTGGCGCTGCTGAAAAAACGGGGTTAACCAATAGCCGTTTTGAGCATATCAACGTCACAACTGCGGGAGGAAGTTTCCTTTACGCTTGCAATGGCGTTGATGACCCATTGCTTTATAACGGCACAACTTGGGCAAGTATCAACGCATCAAGTTCACCAATTGCAATCACGGGCGTAACCACAAACAAACTGAACAATGTCACATTGTTTAAAAACCGTGTGTGGTTTATTGAAAAAGATAGTTTAAAAGCATGGTATTTGCCAACTAACTCAGTTGGTGGCGCTGCCGAGGTTTTAGACCTAAGTTCTATTGCCCGAATGGGTGGATACATTGTTTCTGTTAGTGCATGGACAATTGACGCTGGTTATGGCGTTGACGACAACCTTGTGTTTGTAACGTCACAGGGCGAGATTATTGTTTATCGAGGCACTGACCCTTCATCTGCAAGCACATGGGCTTTAGCGGGCGTTTGGAAGCTAGGAGCACCCGTTTCTAGGCGTTGTTTGTACAAGTACGGTGGCGACCTACTAATTTTAAATTTAGACGGTTTGTTGCCATTAGCTTCAGCATTGCAATCAAGCCGACTTGACCCAAGGGTTAATTTATCTGACAAGATTCAAGGCGCTATTACTGCGGCAACAACGCTTTACCAAAACTCATTTGGTTGGGCTTTGCTTTATCACGCTAAAAAAAGTGCTTTGTGGATCAACGTGCCTGTTGGCCTTGGTACACAAGAGCAATTTGTGATGAACACCATTACAAAGTCATGGACAAGATTCACGGGATGGAGTGCTAATTGTTGGGAAACATTTAACGATGATCCTTATTTTGGTGGCAATGGATATGTTGCTTTGGCGTGGGAGGGCTACGTTGACGATATAAACGACATCAATGCAGTTGCATTGCAAGCCTTTAATTATTATGAAAGCCGTGGCGTAAAGAAATACTTTACACGGGCAAGACCATCAATTTTCACAGATGGCAACCCCGCCATTTTGGTTGGTATGAATGTCGATTTTGACGTTTCAGACACAACAGGAAGTCTAAACTTTAGCCCAACAACTTATGGTTTGTGGGACACATCTGTGTGGGATAACTCATTATGGGCGGGTGGCACAATTATCACGAACAATTGGCAAGGCGTTACGGGCATTGGCTACTGTGCGGGTATTCAGCTAAAATCAGCGTCACAGGGCTTGCAAATTGAGTGGGCCTCAACCGATGTGGTTTTCCAACAAGGATGGGCTGGCATATGAACGCAAAGATGGAAAAATTTGCAGATGTTTCAGCCGAAGCCGTTGTGCTTATTGGTAAACATTGGACTGAACTTTATGGCAATGCCAACCTAAAAAGTGATTTGGGTGGCATGATTGAGCTAGAAAGAACGGGCAATTTTGCATACTTTACTTTGCGCACCGAAACGGGTGAATTAGCGGGTCATGCGGGTTTTATGGTGTTTAGATCGCCTTTTTATGGCGCAATGCAAGCACTAGACGTTTTTTATTATGTACTGCCTGAGCATCGGGGCGGTCTTGGAATTTGCAAACTGCTCAAGTTAGCGGGGCAAATGCTCAAAGTTAATGGTGTTAGTCAAATCATGATTAGCCACAAGAAAAATCAAGATTTGAGCGTTTTGCTTCAAAGAGCAAACTATGAGCCATCAGGCGAAACATACGAATTTAAGGAATAAACATGGCTTTCTTATGCCCCCAACCATCTGCGCCCGCAACGCCTGATTATGCGGCTGCCGCTACTGCTCAAGGCACAGCAAACAAAGAAACAGCGCTTCTACAAGGTTATTTAAACAACCCTAACGTCAAAGGCCCGTTAGGTGGTCAAACCGTTACGTTTGATCCTGTTACAAATCAACCCACGATTACGCAAAACTTAACAGGAACGGCACAAAATACGTTGGATGCGCAACAACGTGTGCAATTAGGAATGGCAAACCTTGGTGAGCAAGGTCTTGCAAGTGCATCAAAAATTATTAGTAAGCCTTTTGAATACACAGGGCCAGCGGGGATTTTCTCACTTGCTGATGCAGGGAAAATTCAAGGCGCACCCGATTTGACGGGAATGGGCAAAGCCACGGGTGGTTTTACAGGCACAACAGCGGTTGGTAATGCTGTTGGCGATAAAGCACAAGGCTCAATGTTTGGCTTTGGTGGCACTGCTAGCGGCATGGGTGGTTATGGTACGGCAACGGGTAATGTTGCAAGTGGTCAAGCACTAGGTTCTGTTGCTAACGGTGTTGCACAAGGCGCTGTTACTAATGGCACGGCACAAGGCACTATAAATAATCCACAAGCTACCGCCAATTTTCAAGGTGGTCAAGCCCAAGGCGCAATGTTTGGTTTTGGTGGAACTGCTCAAGGTAATTTTCAAGGTGGCACGGCAACGGGTGGCGTAACAGGCCCAACTTTGCAACAAACTTATGGCGATTATGGAACTGTTCAAGGTGGCCCTGATTTGGGCGGTTATGGTTCTGCCTCATCAATTGGAGCAAATCAATATGGATTATCCCAAGGCGATGTTGGGGCAAATCAATATGGTTTAGCCCAAGGTAATCTTACGGGTGGTCAATTTGGATCAGCCGCTAACACTACTGCGGCAAATCAATACGGTTTAGCTCAAGGAACTGTTACAGGCAATCAATTTGGTCAAGCTCAAGGTAATGTTGCGGGCGATCAATTTGGTTTAGCTCAAGGAAATGTTGCCGCAGATCAATACGGTTTGGCGGGCGGTATAAACGCTAATCAATATGGCTTGGCAAAAGGAGGCGTTCAAGGTGTCAACTTGCAACAATCCATTGGAAATATTGGTCAAATCAATCAAAACCTAAACCCTAATAATTATCTTTCTACCAACCAATTAGACTTGAGGAATGTTGCTCAAATGCCCGTTAATGCGGGTACTACGGGGCAAGCGGCAATCATGTCACGGCTTGCGCCTCAATTGGAACGTCAGCAAAAAGCTACTGCTCAAAACTTGGCAAATCAAGGTTTGGTGGCGGGTGGTGAGGCATACACCAATGCAATGCGAGATCAAAGCCAACAGCAAAATGACTTGTTAACTCAAGCGGCTTTGCAAGGAATTGGTTTAGATACTGCGGCAAATCAACAGGGCTTTAGTCAAGCCTTGGCTGCGGGTCAATTTGGAAATCTTGGGCAACAACAAAACTTTGGAAGTGCTTTGGCGGCTCAACAAGCACAAAATGCGGCTCAAGGTCAGGGGTTTAACCAACAATTGCAATCAGGCCAATTTGGTAATCAAGCGCAGTTGGCAAGTTTTGGTGTTAATTTGCAAAACCAACAAGCACAAAATCAAGCAATTGCCCAAAATTATGGTCAAGGTTTAAGTGCGCAACAATTAACAAATCAATCTGTTGCACAAAACTTTGGTCAAGGTTTAGCAGCTCAACAAGCCGCAAATGCGGCTATTGCTCAAAACTATAGTCAGGCAATGAATTCTCAGCAAGCTGCCAATCAAGCAGTCACACAGAATTACGGTCAAGCAATGTCGTCACAACAAGCTGCAAACCAAGCAGTTGCTCAAAACTTTGGGCAAGGTTTGGCTGCATCCAATGCAACAAATGCGGCTATCAATCAAAACTTTGGTCAGGGATTGGCGGCTCAACAAGCGCAAAACACAGCAGTTGCTCAGAACTTTGGTCAGGGCATAACTGCGCAAAATGCCGCTAATGCGTCCGTGGCTCAAAACTTTGGTCAAGGCATGACCGCTTCTAATGCGGCAAATGCAGCGCTTGCGCAAAATCAAAATACTGCATTGCAACAACAAGCGGCTGCAAACCAAGCCCAAGCGCAACAATATGCGCAAGCGCAAGGTAATGCACAATTTGCCAATCAAGCTCAATTAGCGGGATTTGGTGCAAATCTGCAAAATCAACAAGCGCAAAACCAAGCTATTGCTCAAAATTCAGCTCAAGGATTAGCGCAACAACAAGCAGCTAATGCGGCAATAAGTCAAAACTATGGTCAAAACTTGCAAAGTCAGCAAGCTATCAATGCCGCAATTGCTCAAAATTACCAACAAGGTATGGGAACACAAGCGGCTCAAAATCAAGCGGCTGCGCAGAATTTTGGTCAAAACGTAACTGCTCAACAATTGGCAAACCAAGCGGTTGCGCAAAACTTTGGTCAAAACGTAACCAATCAACAATTATCAAACGCTGCCGTTGCCCAAAACTTTGGTCAAAATGTGACTAATCAGCAACTTGGAAATCAAGCTACACAGCAAAATTTCAACAATGCGATGGCTACTCAACAAGCTCAAAATCAAGCTGTTGCGCAAAACTTTGGTCAAAACTTGTCTGCAACGCAATTAGGCAATCAAGTTATAAACCAAAATTACCAACAGAATTTGCAATCACAAGAAGCAATCAACCGAGCAGCGGCACAGAACTTTAGTCAGAATGTAACAACCCAACAACTTGCAAATGCGGCTGCGGCTCAAAACTATCAACAAGGCATGGGTACGCAATCAGCGCAAAACCAAGCACTTGCTCAGAATCAAGCCATTGCCGCACAACAACAACAATTGGCTAATGCTGCAGTGCTTCAGCAGTACAACCAAAATCTTGGAAGTGCGCAGTTTAGTAACAATGCGGCTTTACAAGATTTACAAGCAAAACTGCAATTACGCAATCAACCTTTGAATGAAATCACGGGTTTGATGAGTGGCTCACAATTGCAAATGCCACAGTTCCAAGGCTACAACCCAACCAATATTGCCCCCGCCCCCGTGTTTGCGGGTGCGCAAGCGCAAGGTGCGGCTAATATGCAGAATTATGGTATTGCGCAATCGGGTGCTAATGCCACAACAAGCGGATTGTTTAGCCTTGCGGGTGCGGCAGCTCCGTTTATGTTCTCTGATCGCAAACTAAAGTCAAACATTGAGCGCATTGGCACTCATAAACTTGGAATCGGTCTTTATGAATATGACATCTTTGGAGAACGTCAACAAGGCGTAATGGCAGATGAGGCCGAGAAAGTCATGCCTGAAGCAGTTGTGACGCACCCAAGTGGTTACAAAATGGTCAACTACGGTTTATTGAACGGGTAAAAACATGGCTAATCAATACGAACAATTTAATGTTGCCAACCCTTATCAGTTGCAACAACAAGAGTTGGATCGCAGGCAGAAAATGGCTGAGATTCTTCAACAACAAGCATTTGAGCCTGTTCAAGCGGGTTCATACCAAGGCATCCAAGCCCCAATTAGCCCCGTTCAAGGTTTGGCTAAAGTGCTTCAAATGTACTTGTCAAACAAAAATCAAGAAGGTTTGAAATCAGAGCAAAAAGCATTGGGTGAGCAATACCGTGCGGATACATCTTCTGACATCCAGCGATTGATTCAAGGCTTGCAAGGTAAAGCGGCTACGCCTGAAATGAGGCAAGAGCCAACCGCAAGGGATTTTGAAGATAATCCAAACCTTGCGTCAACATTTGCACAGATGCAACCTGACCAACAAAGGGCGATGACCATGCCCGCTATGCCCGCAAGAGCAGCGGGCGTGCTTGACCCGTCATTGATTAGCGAGTTTAAAACGCCTGGTATGCAACAACAAGCCGCAAATATGTACTTGAGCCAACTTGCACCTAAAGCGCCTCTAATTCTCAAAGAAGGTGAAATTGCATACAACCCAACAACATACGCAGAAATGTTTAAAGGCGGTACAAAATCTCCTTTTGGCAATGTTAACCCCGCCGCATTTACGTCTGATAGCTTGAAAGCGTTTACTGCGGGTGGTGGTAAAGACTTCTCCTTATTAGTGCCATCAGTTAGCGCAGATACTCAAGCAAGATTGTCGCAAGATGCGTTGCAAAATGAAGCAAGATTGAAACAAGAGCGTGATCTTTCTGACCGTGCATTTAACAATTTAAGTGCAAGTCAAAAGGCTTCTCTTGGTAATGAAGCGGCAAGAATTGGAATTAGTGCGGCTGATCTTTATTTCAATACTGGAATAAAAGCGGGCGGTGCGCCAAACATAGCTCAAGCAACTTCTCAGCCTATGGCTCAACCCGTTGCACAACCTATGGCTCAACCACTTGCACAAGCACTTGCGCAGCCCGCCAATCAGCCCGTTGCGCCTATGCAACCTAGACCCGTTGCACCGCCTGTAGCGCCTAATTTGGCTTTGGCTGCCGCCTTGTCTCCAAAGGCGCAACAAGAAGTGCAAATTGCTCAAATGAAAAACCAACAAGAAGCGGCACAAGGATTGCCACAAGTCATGCAACAGGGTCAGACTTTGATTAGCACAATTGACCAAATGATTGGCGTAAAAGGCGCAGATGGCAAAGTTATCATCCCTGAACACAAAGGTTTGAAGGATGTTGTCGGCACAACCATCCCGTTTGAGTACAAGCCATTCCAAGGCGGTACGCAAGGCGCTGACTTTAAAGCCATGTATGACCAAGTTAAAGGTGGCGCTTTCCTTGAGGCGGTTCAACGCATGAAGGGAAGTGGCGCAATTTCCGAGATTGAGGGAACTAAAGCCACAGCCGCATTGACAGAAGCCTCAACAGCTCAGTCTCCCGATGCGTTTAGAAACGCAATGTCAAGGTTTAGAAGTGCCATTCAAACGGGCATGACTAACGCCTCAACCAAAGCGGGTAAGGCAAGAATTCCGACCTACAATCCCGAAACAGGAAGGGTTGAATAATGTCTGAAGCATTTAAAACTGTAGAGATTCCCAATTTTGGGCCTGTTAACTTTCCCGTCACCATGTCGGATGACCAAGTTAATGCTGCAATTTTTAAGATCACGCAAACCCCCGCCTCTCAACCCGCAGTAGATAGAACGGTTGAATCTCCCTCAATGATGCAAGGCCGACAATCTGACTTGTCAATGCCAAGCAAAATGGGTTTGGCAGCAGCTCAAGGTCTGACTTTTAACTTTGCACCAAAGATTGCGGGTGCGGGCGCTGCGGGAATGGACATCTTGCAACGTGGTTTTGATTCCACTCCGACTGAAACTTACGCAAACACCCGTGATTACATCAAAGGCGTAAATGAGCAATTTAGGGAAACCAACCCTAAAACGGCATTTGCAAGTGAGGTAGTTGGTGGCTTGCCACTTTTGCTCACACCTTTGGGAATGACAAGCAAAGCCAAGCAAACAGCGGACGCATTGTCAGCGGCACAAAAAATGTCAATGGCTGCAAAAATGGCGGGTACGCAAGGCACTATTTCTGCCGTTGGCGCATCCGACATCAACCCCGTCACCGATCCAACAGAATATGCTCAAGATATTGCCAAAAAAGGGGCAATTGCTGCCGCCTCGGGCGGTGTTTTATCAGGAGCAGGGCAAGGCGTTTACAACGTGGGTAGCAATGTTGCACAACGTTACATCCCCGAAAGTGCCAAAGATGCGGCACGAATTAAACTTGCTCAAGCCTTACAACGTGGCTCAAGTGCGGATGGCTCAAACACCGTGTTAAGCCGTGTCGAACGTGAAATGGGATTGAACCCTAATGCAAGCATAGCGCAAGCGGGTGGCCCAAGTGCGTTGGCTCAGTTGGATGTGTTGGCATCGATGCCAGGCCAAGCCAAAAGCCTTGTAGAACGCAGAATTCGTGAGCAACAGATGTTTAGACCCGAACGCCTTGCAAATGCGGCAGATGAGGCTCTAGGTACTCAAAGTAAGGGTTTCACCGCCACATTGGACGCATTGACTGCGGTTAAAAAAGCTACTGCTGATCCTTTATACAAAAAACTTGAAAACGTATCGGTCAAAATTGACGATGATTTGCAATCTTTAATTCAAGCCTCAACGTCTGCGCATGGTAAAGCCGAGTTATTGACTCAATTAAAAAGGCAGTTGCCACTTGATATTTCCAAGCTAAAAGCGGGCGATGACGTTCCTCTCAATGTTTTAGATATTGTCAAGCAATCACTTTATGACTTGGGTGAATCAGCCCGTGGTGAGTTTGGTAAAGCAACAAACACAAGCCGAGCCTATGATGATTTGCGAGTGTCATTGACAAAGAAACTTGAAGCCTTATCGCCTGCCGATAAAAATGGCTCTATTTACCGTCAAGCCTTGGATGCGTATGCAGGCCCGTCACAACTAGGCAATGCCGTTGTTAAGGGTAGAACAGCCATGAAGCAAGACGATATTGCCTTATCCGACTTGATGGGCAATATGTCAAAAAGCGAGTTAGAGGCTTTCCGCATAGGAGCATTGCAGTCTTTGAAGGATAAAGTTGGCACAGAGGCGGGTCAGACTTCATTGCTCAAGATGTGGAAAGAACCCGCTACAAGCAACAGGCTTAAAGAGATATTTGGCGACGATTATCAAAAGTTTGCTCAAGAAGTTGCCAAAGAAGCTAGATTAAAGCCATTAGAGCAAGTTGGTAGAGGCTCGGGTACTTTCTCTAGAATGGCGGGCGCTGAAGATTTGGGCGTCATGCCAACCACAATGGCAGCGGGCAAAGCGGTGGCAAGTGCGGCTACGGGCAGCCCATTGGCGGCTGTGGGTGAGGCGGCAACTGTCAAAAACAGGATTGGTCAAGTAATCAATCAAATGCCTGAGACAACACGCAATGAACTAGCTAAAATGTTGTTGTTGCGTGGCCCAACAGGTCAATTAGAAGTAGAAAACACAGCGGCATTGATTCGTGCTTTAAACCAACGATCAACGCAATTGCAAACGGGTGGTGGCTCAATAATTGGGCAAAACCTTGACCAATACGGCAGATAAGGATACAAAATGAGTTACAACGGTTCAGGCACGTTTAATATCAACACAGCGGGTCAACCCGTTGTTACAGGCACAACCATCACTAGCACGGCATTTAATCTGCTGACTGCTGACTTGGCTTCAGGTTTAACCACTGCGTTGACCAAAGATGGACAAACCACACCTACTGCAAACATCCCAATGGGGACGTTTAAAATAACGGGTTTAGGTGCGGGCACTGTAGCAACTGATGCGGCTCAATATGGGCAATTGCAAGCGGGTGCAACCGCTATTGCAACGGTTTCAGGCACAGATACATTGACGGGTTCTTTAACGCCCGCCCTTACTGCTTATGCCACGGGCAATTTGTTCTCTTTTGTTGCGGCTAATACAAATACGGGCGCAACCACAATTAACCTAAACAGTTTGGGCGCTAAAAGCATTACAAAATCAGGCACAACCGCTTTGGTTGCGGGTGATCTTGTAAGTGGTCAAGTTTATTTAATTGAATACGATGGAACTCGGTTTCAATTGGTCAATCCATCTGTTGTTGCCGCTGGCGGTGTTGCTTACACAGCGGTTAAAACAGCCAATTACACAGCAGTAAATAATGATGGTGTTTTAACAAACACAACGGGCGGTTCTTTTACAGTCACTTTGCCTACAAGCCCAACGGTGGGTAATATTGTTGTTGTGGTTGATTCGTTTAGTCAATGGGGAACAAACAATTTAATAATTGACCCTACGGCACTAATTAAGATAGCTGGCAATACGGCTGGCGACACATTAACTTGTGATATTACGGGAATAACTGTAACGCTTGTTTACACGGGTGCAACTTATGGATGGAACGTAGCGGCACAAGTTGGCGGTAATGGTGGTACAGCAGTTACTTTAACTGGCACACAAACCTTAACCAACAAAACATTGACTGCTCCAATACTGACTGCTCCCGTTTTAGGTACACCATCTAGCGGCACACTTTCAGCTTGTACAGTTGATGGAACTGATCAAGTTGGTTTTAGAAACATTCCTCAAAACAGTCAATCTGCTGCTTACACATTGGTTTTAGCTGATGCTGGTAAACACATATTTCACCCATCAGGTGATGCTAATGCAAGGACATACACAATCCCTGCAAATAGTTCTGTAGCTTATCCAATTGGTACGGCTATTACATTTATTAACATGACAAGCCAAGTAGTGACAATTGCAATCACTACTGACACAATGTATTTGTCTTCTGCGGGCACAACTGGCTCACGTTCTTTGGCTCAATATGGTTCTGCAACGGCTATCAAAATGACTTCAACAACTTGGCTTATTTCAGGGAGTGGATTGACATGAGTGGTGCATTACAAGCAGTTTTTCAAAATCAGCGTTCATTTGGGGCGCCTCCAGGCCAAGATGCTTACACAACTGCTGGGACATATTCATGGGTGGCTCCAGCTGGAGTAACTTCTGTCTCTGTTCTTGTTGTTGGAGCAGGTTCTAATCCTGGAGCTGGGGGTGGCGCATTGTCTTATAAAAATAATTTTTCTGTAACTCCGTCAAATTCATATACGGTATATCTTAGTTCAACCGGTGGAAGCGATAGGTCTTATTTTAATAATGCCTGTACTGTAAGTGCCGCTGCAACAACAGTGAGAACTGGTGATGGAGGGGGTGATGGTGGCGCTGGTTTTGGAGGTGGAGCTGGTGGATATTCTGGGGCAGGCGGTACAAATCCATCATCTTTAAATGGTTCAAATGGAACGGCTGGAAGTGGCGGTGGTGGCGGTGGTGGCGGCTATACCGATTTAGCTGGCTGTTTACCGTTTGCTTATGCCGCTGGTGGTGGTGTTGGAATACTTGGCTCAGGCTCTAATGGTGCGGGTGGTGGATTTGTCACAGGTGGAGTATCAGCAGCTGGTGGCGGTGGAGGTTCTAGCGGTGCATCTGGCGGTAACAGTACGCCCTCATCATCTGGAACGGGTGGCGCTTATGGAGGTGGGCGAGGATATGGCTCAACTGCTGGCCCTGGGGCTGCAGGAGCAAGTGCGGTTCGGATTATATGGCCTGGAAATACTCGTTCTTTTCCATCAACGTGTACGGGTAATCTTTAATTAAAAGATAAAAATGGAACTTTACATTCGTATCAAAAACGGTCAACCGTTTGAACATCCAATTTTTGGTGACAATTTTCGTCAGGCATTTCCTGATGTAGATGTTAACAATTTGCCCGCTGAGTTTGCTCGATTTGAACGTGTTGAACGTCCTACATTGGGTATGTATGAAGTGATGACATCTGAAACGGCTATTTATGAATTGATTGATGGAATATGGAAAGATGTATGGCACAAGCGTGACATGACTACAGAAGAAAAAGTTGCCAAGCAACAGGCGGCTGTCACTTTGTTTAACACCCGAGATCAAGCTGAAAATTGGTCTGCTTGGATTTTGGATGAGGCTACTTGCACAATGATTCCTCCAATTGCACGACCAGAAGCTGATCAAGCCAAATTAAATGCTGGTATTTATACAATGTGGTGCGGTGCAGATAACAACTGGAAAGACGCTTCTGTTCGGCCTGAAGGCCAATACAAATTTGATTTTCTTGCATGGAATTGGGTTGCAATATGAGTAAAGTAGTAAAAAAACCCAAAGCGTGCAAAGCTGCTGAATCAGTGGCTCAAGTTGTATTGCAAACACAATTGCAAGTTGCGTATCATTTTCCTTGCCCAATTTACATAATTGAGCGACCTGATTTTTTGGATGCGGTTAATGTTGTATCTGAAGAAGGCTTGGAAGTTGCACGCAAAAGGCGTGATTTAAACGAAATTTATCCTGTCCACATGACGGGCAATTACTTTGCTGATCCCCGTGTGTCTAATTTTTCTGAATTTGTTGGTGCTACGGCTTGGAATATTCTCAATGAGCAAGGTTATGCCATGCAAGATAAGGCGGTGCAGTTTACAGAAATGTGGACACAAGAGCATCACAAACATTCTGCAATGGACGCACACATTCACGGATATGGTTCACAAATAGTAGGCTTTTACTTTCTTGATACTCCAGAAAACGGTTGTAACGTAGTTTTCCATGACCCCCGTGCGGCAAAAGTGCAGATTGATTTGCCAGAGCAAGATATGAGCATAGCAACACCCGCTAGTAAAATGATTAACTTTACGCCTAAGCCAGGCATGATGATCTTTGCTAACTCATGGTTAGCTCATTCTTTTACACGCCATGCTTCAGAACAGCCGATAAAGTTTGTGCATTTTAATTTAACGGTGATTTCACAGCTACAGACTTGCTCAACGCCCGCTGAAGTAATATGAACAAGTATCAAATCAGGTTCAATAAAAGCCGTGGGCAAGAAGGCCGTGGCTCAATGGATCACGTTTGGCGCATTTTTGAAAATGGAAAAGAGTTTTTGTTTAAGAATCTTGACATTACTGTACCTGTTAAAAGCGAAAAAGACGCTAATGGGATTGATTACAATATCACTTGCCAAGGTTACATGACAATTGATCGGGATACATCAACAGCAATCATCATGGCAAAAATAAAAGTGCCTGACTTGGAAACTATATAAATAAGGATCAATTATGGCTACCGTAGCACTATCTGGAATCATCACACCTAGCAATGTTGTCACGGCAACAAGCACAACTACGCTGACTAATAAGACGTTAACTGCGCCTACTATTGCATCAGCCAACTTAACTACAGCATTAACCCTTGCTGGTGCTGCTGGAACTAACGGGCAAGTGTTGACAAGTGCTGGGTCTGGATTGCCTACTTGGGTTACTCCTAGTTCTGGCGCATTAACTTTACTTGCTGTCTTAACACCTACAGTAGCAGCGAACGTGGATGCTCTAACTACATTTACTGCAACCTACAATAATTACCTAATCCAAATAGACGGCATTAAACCAGCAACAGATAGCGAACTTTATGTGCGTTTTGCAAATACTGGTGTTGTTGATTCTGGTTCTTTTTACGGAAATGATGCAAGCACAAGCTCGGTGGTCGCAACAACTGCAAGTTTTTTTCAACTTAACTCTGGCAACGCTGCATCCGTACAGTCGTTAGAAATCGTTGTTAAAAATGTTAATTCCACTACTGATAAGGCGCTATTTTACCGAGGCATCTACACTAGGCCCGCAGTACCAAATAACAATGTTATACAAGGCGTTGGTATAAATGTCAAAACTAGCACAGTTTCTGGAGTGCGTTTCTATTGGGATACGGGGAGCAATTTTGTTGCTCAAGGAAGTATCAGAATTTATGGCTACGCTAACACTTAAGGATCAACATGACATACAAAATCTGTTATTGGGATGAAGCCGCTGGCGAGCAACGTGAGCGTGATGCTACTGATGTTGAGATTGCGGAATGGGAAACAGAACAAGCAGCGTTTGCGGTTAGAAAAGAAGCACTTTTGCGCACCAAATATCAACGTGACCGAGAAGCAGAATACCCGCCAATTGGTGACCAACTTGATGCGTTATGGAAGGGTGGCGAAGCCTCTACAACTATGCTTGCACAAATTCAAGCAGTAAAAGCTAAGTATCCAAAGCCTTAAGGTGAGCCATGACAGAAGTTACTCACGCCCAAATCTACGAAAGACTGCTTGAAGTAGAAACTAAGGTAGATACCATCGACAAGAACACAAGCGGTCTTGTAGAGGCTATAAAGGCTGCCAATGGTGCTGTAAAAGTTCTCAACTGGATTGCATCCATTGCCCAACCTGTTTTGTGGATTGGCGGTTTGATTATTGCCGCTGGCGCTATCTGGCAAACATGGCTTAAAAAATGATGGATTGGCTAGAAGCTATTATTGCTCTAGCCTTTCTTCTTTGTTTTGTCATGGTGTGCGGTCACATTATCCTTTGGGCGATGCCGTGAAATGGCTAATAATTCTGCCAATATTTTTTACATTGTTGGCATCTAGCCAAGAAAAGAAAACTGAATACCGATGTGTGCGGTGGGCGTGGACGGGTGATGTTTATAACCGCAAAGTTGTTTGCCTACAGTGGGAAAAGGTTGTACGGAAATGATTGATCCAGTAACAGCGTTAGAAGGACTACAAAGCGCCATTGGATTAGTCCGTAAGGCGGCTAAAGTAGCCAACGATTTAGGCGGCATGGCGGGCGTTATTGGGAAGCTCTTTGATGCCCGTAGCCAAGCGACTAAAGCAATGGTTGAGGCCAAAAGGTCGGGCAACAAATCTAACTTTAGCGTTGCAATGCAAATAGAAAATGCGTTGATGCAAACGGCTAAGTTGGAAGCTGAATTAGTTTTGCTTTATATGCAGACGGGCAACATAGACGTGTGGAATAAGATCAAAGCTAGAGCTGCTGAGATGGACAGGGATGATGCTATTGAAGCCCGCAAAGCCAAAGATGAAGAAAAAAAGCGCAAAGAGGCCGAGCAAGAGCAAATGGAGTGGGCTGTTGGAATTGTGATAATTGTGATGTTTATTGGTGCTATTGGTTGGGGGATCAATGAGATTACCGAAATGTGTCCCAAGACAGGGTGTGGTCGGTGAATGAGTACCAAAAGCAATTTGACCTTTTCCTTAAAGTCTTTGTGCGGTTGTGCATTGCATGGTGGGTGCTTGGACTGCTCCGCTTCCTGCCAGATGAGTTGGCTGGGAAGATTGTCGATAAACTATTAGGGATGATTGGATTATGAGTGAGCCAAATGAAAAACACGCTTTGATTGAGAAGGTGGCGTTTGCCATCCTACCAATTTTGTTCACCTGTGTGGTTTACCTAATGAACTCACTTTCGCACCTGTCGCATGAAGTGACTGTGTTAAACAACAAGATTAGTTTGGTTGTTACTTCAGACAACAAACAAGCTACCAATACGGGTGCTGAGTTAGCCCGTGAAAAACTGCGTCAAGATTTGGAAAAAGAAATCCAAAAGAATCGTGACGATATCATGCACAACCGACAAGACATTGCCGTTATCTACGAAAAACTGGGGAAAAAATAATGCTATCTCTATTCTCAACCCTTGGCGGTTTGCTTATCTCGGGTTTACCTAAACTCTTAGATTTTTTTCAAAACAAGGCAGACCAAAGTCATGAGTTGGCTTTGGCCCGTGTCCAAGTAGAGTTACAACTACAAATGATGGCTCAAGGCTTTGCAGCGCAAGAGCGTATGGAGGAAATTCGTACAGACCAAATTGCCATGCAAACAGATGCCCAAATGACTGAAGCGGCTTTAAAGCATGATGAAAAGATCATGGAAAAAGCAAGCACTTGGGTGGTTAACTTTGTAGGTACTGTCAGACCTATCGTTACTTACATCTTTATTTTTGAGTTATGTGCAATCAACGCATGGATTGCCTACTACGTTTACAGCAGACCTAGTTTGGTCAACAACATGGATGACTTGATTCGAGTTACTGACATTATTTTCTCGGGCGATGAAATGGCAATGCTTGGAGGAATTATCGGCTTTTGGTTTGGCTCACGTTCATGGTCTAAGAAATGAAAATTAGCAAAGAAGGCGAACACCTGATGCACTTCTTTGAAGGCTACAGGGCTAAACCGTATCGATGCAGTGCTGCCATTTGGACGGTGGGATGGGGACACGCAATGTACTCAGACCAATTAAACCTACCAAACGTGCGAAAAGAGGGTTATACGGGGCTTATCAGGTCTGACTATCAACTAAAAGAAGGGGATGCCCGTGTTTGGTCTAAAGATGAATTGGTCGATTTGTTCAAGAGTGACATCGATACTTTTGAACGTGGTGTTATTCGACTTTCTCCTAATCTTGCTAGTCATCAAAGCAAATTCGACGCTGTTACATCTTTTGCGTACAACGCAGGGTTAGGGAATTACCAACGGTCAACCATTCGCATAAAGGTTAACCGTGGTGATTGGGAGGGCGCTGCTGAAGCCTTTATGAGTTGGACTAAAGCGGGCGGTAAAGAGGTTTCAGGGCTTGTCAAACGACGCAAAGCGGAAGTGGTTTTATTTCTTAGCTGAGTTTTGGCGTAGGTGTTTGCCTGTCAAACGCATAATCCAACAAGATTGGCATATCCACTTATGCCCCATGTCAATACCCCCCTCGGGAGGCTTGACTTCATCACATTTATTGCAAGATTTATATTGGTGGACGGGCTGATTGCCGCCTAGTCCGAGTGGATACATTGCCATTCTCTTTCATTTCGCCCTGAATTGGATTTCACGGTGTTGCCTGTTAATTGGATAAGACCGATGACTTTCATTTCATTGAGCCGCCTAGCCACTTGATTGGGGTCTAAGTCTGTACGGGCTGAAATCCCATCTTTGCCCAAAGCACCATGTTTTTGCAAACAATCCAAGATGGTTTGGTGGTGCTGAGACACAGCGTCTTTAATCGACTCTGCTGCCTCAAATGAGGTCACGGGGTCATTGGCTCTAACTCTTGGAAATTCGGGAAATATTCTGTCAAACATTCTTTTGTAGTCCATGATTGTTCCTTAAAGGTGGGGGTACTAACTGCTCGTCTGCAAGCTAAAATTGCGCAGCTTTCCCCCCGTTATTTAAAATGGGATTTCTTCCTCATCCCGTGGCAAACCTTTGTAATCCTCTTTAGGTTTTGGAGTGTTTAGGTATGCCCAACCGTTCCAACCGCCATCAGGTAAAGGGATGCTATCCAACTTGAGCATTGGGCCATTCTTGGTTTCAATAACCGATCCAATGGTTTGATAGCGTGATTTTTCCACACCATCTTTGTTTTTATATTTACCTGAAACAACGGTAATTTCGTAAAGTTTAGACATTTTTAATTTCCATAAGTTGAGCAATTTTTACATCAAGTTCATTTAAGAATTTGACAATTTCTTCTTCCATCAGTCTGATATACATATTGTCCCGAGGAACACGTTTAACAAACAATTGAAGCTCTTGGGGCAGACGATTGTCAAATGACACAAAGTCACACCAACTACGATTTGTGCAAGCCATTTGAAATTGCATCTGGGTGTTGTATTTGCCTGGCACTGTTTGACTAAGCAAAGTTTCAATATGCGTGGCGGTGTTAGGGCATTTGATCTCTAACAGGCCATCATCCCCCACAAGGCCATCAGGGGACGCACCCGCCATGATTATTGAGGGATGGGGTACAAACCCCACCTCATCCACTAAAACATCGTGTAAAGCCTCATAAGCGGCTCGGGCAAGAGGTTCTGTGTCTGTGCCGTGTTGCATGGCAGCATTGGTAAAACTATCCCCCTTTTGATTTGTTAGGCGTTCGCACACCAATTGAGCCATGTAGTTGTCACGGGTTGCTGAATAGCCCGTTTTTGTCTTGGCAAGCACATCCGCTACACGGGATGCGGTAACTTTGCCAATTCGTGCCGCAAACCATTGGTCTGAGCGTTGTTCAATCATTTCAATCATAATTTCCCCTTTGCTTCATCTTTTGCTGCAATTACTTTAATCTGCCAAGCCTTGTCACCATCACAAGCGGCATAAGCTACTCTGTAGGCAACTTTAAGTTCATCTTGTGTAGAGGCGTTGTGAATAGCTAAAAACAAGTCTGTCATGCTGTTTGGGTCAATGGTTGACTCAGGCTCATCACCTTGCGGAAGATCATCACCAGCGTAGATGTATAGGCCGAGGCCATGCAAGCTAAGTGCTTTGGTCATGCAGCGCATGATGGCTGTGTTAACCGCAAACGCATCACATTCAACCCGATACTCTTTGCCATACTTAGAGACCGCTGTATAGCCTTTAAGTGGGATTGCTTTGTTGCCTGAGTCCATCACAGGTAACTGGCAGGTCATTGGCTTGTCAAACATTGTGACTGTCACCCAGACCATTGCTGTACCATTGATTTCCATGTAGCACTTGCCATCAAACATCTCTACCTTGAAGGTAGCTTTAGCATCAGCTTTAAGTGCCTCGGCCCATGCCCAAGCCCATGATAGGTAGGTCAGGTTGGCTTTCTTTTCCGTATGCTCATTGACATTGAGTTTGAGTAATTCTTGCACGTTCATGATTCAATTCTTTCAATTTGTTTAGCTACTAACCATTTGTCACCCAATTGGCGCACAGAGCGCACCCATTGGCGTTGATAGGAACGGATAACTTCAGGCGGTGCGTCATACCGTGAAAATATGCGTCTTACTTGTTTAAGAAAACGTGTGTTCATCATCCCCTCCAAGCTAACATTACGCCAATGCCGCCAAAGATGACGATGGCAAGCACACATTCAATAAGTGTTTGAATAATCTTAGATTTCATTTTGTTCTTTCAGCATACGAGCGTGGTGAATCTTGGTTTCAGACATGATGTGTTGAAATTCAGATAAAGGCAGATCGCAAGAAATGTCATCACCTTTTAGGTTAAAGACAAACACATCGTAGATTTCCGCTGAGTTGTGGTCATGTGGCAGATTGATTTCTGCGGGGTAGTAGTCATAGCCGACTTTTACGTTTTCAAGCGTTGTGCCATTGTCATAAGACACAACGTCATCAAAGTAATAGTGGAGTTTGTAGTCAATCATCTTTACCTTTCTAAATAGACCCCAAAAGTAGGGCATGGGTGGACTATAACGCACCTTATATAACCAAGTCAAGTGTAAGGTTATTAGCGAACTAATATACAATCTGCCTTATGGACAAAAACAAGTTTATTGCATTAGCAGGCTCACAGGATGAGCTAGCCAAACTGTTAGGCATTAGCCAGGCGGCTGTGTCTCAATGGAAAACTGTGCCTCAAGCAAGGGTTTGGCAATTAAAGTTGTTAAAACCTGAATGGTTTGACAATAAATAAAAAATGTGTTTATAATTTAATCGTTGCCGTGAGAAGCGACCTGATGAAGCCACTTAATTCTACTCTCGCCCTTGGTATTTGCCGCAGGGTTCTCACCGAGGGTAGAGCTAAGTGGCTTTTTTTACGTCTATTTTCTTTGCATCCGTACTCCACACGACAGCAGCGCATTTGCATGGATGGCTTGGAAGAAAACACCGACAACAGGACACACCCCCTGCATTGCCGATCAGCGTTGGTTAAGCGACTGATAAAGCATTTGGTACAACGGTGGAAACAAGGCCAGATGTATAAGCGAATTGACCCGTCAAGCGCACTTGGTTGCTCTTGTTTTTAGTTAGACGAATTAAGATGAATTATGGAAAACAGAGTGATGGAGAAAGGTGGTATATCCACCCTTGGAGAACCTATGCCTAAAGAAAACACAATGGATTTATTTGGCTTTGAACAACCCCAAAAGCATTTTTTAACAGATGAGGGGTTCGATGAATTCTGGTCTGCATATCCTAGATGTGACCGTAAGGGCGAAAGAGCTGCTTGCAAGAAAAAGTGGACTGAATCTTACTATTTCTCTCAAAAGCACATTATTTTGAAGCACGTTCAATGGATGGCTACCACAGCGCAATGGTTGAGAGACAACGGGTCTTGGATTCCCGCCCCTAAGGTTTATTTAAACCAACAACGATGGGATGGCGCTGATATTCCTGAGATTAAGGCTAAACCCCTGATTGACCCCGCTTTGGCAAAGATTGAAGCTGACAACAAAAAAGCCGCACCTATGCCTGAACACATAAGACAAAAAATTGCACAAATGAAAGGTAGGTCATGAATGAGTTGGCTCTTTTCGCAGGCGCTGGTGGAGGAATTCTCGGAGGCCATTTGCTTGGATGGCGAACAGTCTGTGCCGTTGAGTGGGAGCAATACCCCGCAAGCGTACTGTGCGCCCGACAAAATGACGGGCTTCTCCCGCCTTTCCCGATTTGGGATGACGTACAAACCTTTGACGGAAAGCCGTGGCGAGGAATTGTTGACGTTGTATCGGGAGGGTTTCCTTGCCAGGACATCAGCGCAGCAGGACGAGGCGCAGGAATTGACGGTGAACGATCAAGTATGTGGAAACACATGGCGAGGATCATTGGCGAGGTTAGACCCAGATACGCTTTTGTG